CCTCACCAACGATCACATCACCTCTGATCACTCTTGCAATGTATGTTACAGATGCAAGGGAAGCAGCAATTTCTCTGAAAGTGAATTGATTGTAGTTCCGTCAGTTAAAATTATTTTTATCTTTAACGTTAATGATGACCGATCTTCTGACCGAGGCCCCGTTGCAAGAACGACCTATCCTCGGAAAGAAAGTGCACATACCAATTGGTTATTACACATCTGCATTTGTCTGGTTCTTCTTTTCTTCACGCCAGAACTCAAAATCATCGCCGCACATCATTTTCCACATCTCCATTCCTTCTGGGCTGGGGACCGCAAAACCTGTCTCTCTGCAGTATTCCCTGATTTCATCCATGTCATCGTGCTCCTCAGCCTTTGGGGCAATCTTCTCTTCGGACATCTTGATCCCTTCAGTGACCATCCCCATTATGTCTGATGTGTCCTCTACTTTCATTGCCACTGCCGCCTTCTTGATTGCTCCTCTCTCCATTGCTATCGCATTCTTGAGGTACTTTGGTGCAAAGTCAGCGACTGCCCATGTGTGGCACCGTCTTACCCCGGATTTAAGAGCGCGAGACACATCTTCGTACTGTTTCCAATCTTTCCTCAAGATCTTTGGGTCATCAAGTATGTCAGCACACCTCGCGAAGAAGGTCTTGGGATGATAGTTGTGAGCCCTATACTCATTGAGCGATTCCTCGATGACAATGGATGAGAGTTGCCCGACCTTTGACCTTGCGTAAAGCATATTGATGAAGTGGAACAGATTGATCAGGATTGAGTGTATCGCGCCAGGGAAGTCTCTATCGTTAATCTTTGACCAACTTGCCGTGACCATTGAAAGATATTTGCAATGGAGGCTGTAGACAGGCTGTTCGATTGAAGAGTCACTCTTATCTTTGTATGATCTTGAGAATTCCAGATGGACAAGCTGGCGCCCTTTGTCCCCTTTTGCATGATCAATGGCCCATGATGTCTGGAGTGACTTTACAATCTCAAGGACCTTGCTAGGCCAAGTATCAGCGTCGATGATTGCCTCATATGCACGTTTGAAGACATGAAGCGGGTCCTTTGCTGGAACTCTCAAGAGACGAGAACTGTCATATGACCCGAGCGCCTCCCTGATGATAGAAGCATATGCATCGTATTCGTCAGCACCCGAATCCGCATCATACTCTGTCTCCTCGATGAAGGCACGTTCATGGGCAGCACGCAGCTCGTTGACAAACTCTTTGACGATGTCGTAGTTCGTACTCGCAACGCGCGTGGACCTTGGCACTGTGCTTGACTTGCTCTTGACGTCTGTGTTGTCGCCGGTCTTTGCATGAGGATAAGGCGCGAACATCCCCCCGGCAAACAGCGAGAGCATTGTGCCGGTCGCAGTGGCGCGCAGCAAGCTCACCTTCTTGATGACAATAGAGTCTGCCTTTGCAACAGATATGATTGACGTACCTTCGGGTTGTCCCACATTGTCGTCATCACTGTCGTCATCGTCGCTCATGATTTCGACTGTCTGCTTTGCATACTCTGTCATTGCAGAAGCAAAGGCGCGACCTGCATAGCCTCGATACTCGGGGATGACAGAGCAGTTGACAGAAGCCCATGCTCCGTCTTCTCTGTAGAAATCGACTTCGTCACTGAAAACATACCTGCGAATCCACTCGGTGGTCCCTCCCTGCCTGCTATGGAGTTCTGCATCCAGTGAAGCTGCAGCTTTGAGGAAGTAGACTAGAGTCAGCCATGAGAATGCCTTAGGGGACATATCATATCGCGAGATGAGCTGGTTAGCGTCAACAGCTACGTGTGAAGCAAAGTTGACATACCCTGCAACGGTGTGATTGACCATCTTGAACCTCTGTGCAACTCGCTGAGTATTTGACGATTCCACGGACCCGGTGACTTCGGGGAACGAATTGTCTCTCCCAGTCCATGCACGTGACCACACCTTCTTGATCGCGCTAATATCACACCCGAGGACATCAGCCATAGCAGCAACGGACACAGCCTTGCGGAATGCATTTGGGATCGGTCCCGCATCGCGCACGGTTGTGTTGATGCTCACGTTAGCAGACTTTGGGTTCCTGGTTCTCAGAACGGTGCCTAGCAGCTTCTTGCCTGCTCGATACGGGGCCGTAAGCATGTTTGTGGGTCCAACCTCTGGGACGTACACTTTGATGCTCTCAACATGGATCCCGGCTTCTGTGGTTGAGGGTGCCAACTGCCTGAGTAGGTCGCTTGCTGCTGGAGCCCTGAGGCCAGTGACAGTCACACCAAGCTGGGTGCACTGGCGTTCGCGGATCAGCTCTGCCAGGGATGAAGCCGTGCTAACCATGACCTTACTGCGATTGGTGGGGACAAGCCTAGTGAACATGCAGGCCTTGACGTTGGACGCACGGAAGGCCTTCCATATCCTGTCTTTAGCTTGTGCGGTCGCTCGTGAGAGGATTGAATCACTCTTCATCATCTTCTCAACTAGGTTCACGACCACAGTATGAGGAAGCGAGGCAGACAGTTGGCTGATTATGTCAGAGGGATACACAGCACTCTTTAGAAATCCGAAGAGAAGTGCACTGTACTGAGGGTCATCCTGAACGCTCATCAGCGCAGCGAGCTCTGCGTGGGGTTTCAGGCGCTTTATGCAGTCACGAGCTGCGCTGCGGAGAACGTTCGATGGGTCAATGCTTGCCGTCAGCTTAACGTTTAGTGGGTCATCCATGAATCTCTCAGGCGAAGGTGTGTCGATAGGCGAAGAGGCAATCTCATACACACGTCTCTTGATCGCAACGCATATGGGCTTGGACACTTCTTCGTACTTGTCCGCTATGACCATAGGGACGCTGAGTGCTGCTTCGAGATTTAGTGCGCCCTCTTTGGTGACCCAGTGTGCAAAGCTTGGGATCCCCGCTCCGCACATAGATCTTGGCAGCCAGGCAGAAATAGTTGAGAACTCTGTCCCGAGATCCTGATATGCCCTGCTTACACAGTGGATCCTATGCATGGAGCGCCACATTGCAATAACATATGCCGCAGCAGGAGAAGCACCTCTGTCCGAAGCCCCAAGAGCAGACCCGAAGATAGAATCTATCTCATCAAAGACTGAAATCCATCTCCTATCCCATTCCCTGTCACACCTGGCCATGATCTTGTGTGCTGTTATGACCTCTTCACCCGAATAGTAAAACCGATTCAGAAAGTGACCACTGTGTTCTCGAGCTATCGTCTTGGTCTTGTCAGCCGTGAACCCCAGGAGGCCGTAGGATTCTGTAAATTCCTCGAGCACGCGATCAAGGTCCACCTTAGTGTTAGACAGAAGCGCAACAATGTCGTCAATGAGTGCAAACTTGGCCATCTTTGCCCCTCTCTCTATTGTGCCTGAGGCTTTCATCCGGCTGAAGCACCATTGGGCCATGCAGCTATGGAGAATTGTGTCGCCCGTGCCAAAGAACCCTTGAACTGACCCGTCAGTAGCTTCCCACGTGCTATGAAAACCCATCCGGCTTGCAACGACATTGATGTTCCTGAAGATTGGAGAGACACGCATCGCTTTCGGGATGTCAAACATATCGAGGAGCATATCAATGAATGCTGTCTCGCCTTCTCTCTGCATGTTAGGCGACCATCCACTCACGTCAAGTGACACGATAAGCTTGTTGCCTCGATAGCCGCTAATGACATTCTTGATGCCTTGTTCTGTCCCTCTTCTGCCTGCTCGCATTGCGACGCCATGCGCGAAGTTCCCGATCTTCGAGAGATTGATGTCAACTTCGGTGAGGCACTCCCTGAGAATATCATCAGCTGACATAGTTTCTCGCTGTTTCCCCGGGACCTTAGTGTTCTCGCTCTTCACGGCTTCATACAGTACGCGATCGCCAGGTATATACCCTTTCTTCCAGCACTCGCGAATCGACTCTGGGTCCCACTTGCCAGAGAGGATCATCCCATTCTTGATGTAGTACGTGAGCTCAGACATTCCTCCCTGTGCAGTCTCGCTGAGGGTCGCAGGGTCGGCATACTTCTTGATATCGGAATAGATGTGGGTGACATCCTGTGCAGTGTACCCCCATGTTTCCAGATGTCGTTCCCAGGACAGGAATCTGACAGGGTGCCTTCTGTCTTCTTTGCTCGGATACTCGAGGATTCCCGACCTGCATTTGATGACCCACTCCAGGCTTTCTGCATCTTCTTCTTCCCACTCCACTGTCTTGTCTTTGTGCTTAACGAGGTAGTGTGCGACGATTGCGTTCCTAGAGTATTCGATGAAGTCGTGCCATGCCTCTTTATTGAACTCCCTGGGTGCATTGAACTTCCGCCTGCACTCGTCGTTTGTGAGGGCAATGTCGCTGTCAGGAGCAGGCAATAAGTTCCATGCTGTACCCATGTCGATCTTAAGCTCTTCCGGCCATGACTTACAGGCAGCATACCAGAGGTATTCTGCCTTTCTGTAACCTTCAGCCTCTGCAAGGAGCCCAGCACGCTGCGCTTTGATCAAGCTCTGCTCGGCCGGTGTTGCTTCCTTGGTCTTGAACTCTGCGAGAAAGACAGCGTAAGAGCTCTTCATCTGCCTGGCAAGGAAAACACGATCCTCAATGTTGTTGACAGCCACTGCACCTTTGACATATTCCAGCGCCGCAGTTGCGCAAGATTCCGCGAGAGGATGGAGATGGCTCATTGAGGCAAGGACCCACATCCCGGATGACCAAAGGATCTGAGCCAGAGAGTCGCGCGTGTCCTTGCTGAGGATCCAGACCCTGTCGTTGAAGCTGAAAGCCGTGACAGGGCCGAGTGCGTAGCAGTCAACGTTGATCAGATATTCACCAACCGTACCAGCCGAAATTGTGCACGATTCCTCATCAAGTTCCTCAGTCCCAGAGAAAACGCCTCGGATGTGATGACTGGACTCCTTTGAAACGACATTGAGTCTGATTGCATCAGCCAGGGCCATCGCAGCCGCGCAGGTTCTGTGCTTAGCAAGGAGATCTTTGAACAAGGGTAGGGTCTTCGAAAACTGGGCAGCTTCTGCAGGTGATGCGAACGAGCCTATCATCCCGAAAGATGCACACTCACGTGCAGTCGTCTCGACCGTGATATATGGGCTGAAGATCTTGTCGCACACCAGGATGTCGCCGCTGATGATATGGAGCCACATGTCGAGGACAGCATCATGGTCATACAACCGAGTTTTCTGTCGGAAAGTTGTTCGGATGAAGGCTGCAATCTTGGTGAGGGCCTCGAATCGATCCATGCCTGTTTGAGCCGCTCGGTGAGCAAGTCTGTCATTCCTGGTCGGGATCTCAAAGTCTTCTTCCTCGAGCCATAAGTCGAGTGCGCCTTGCTCTGCCGCCTGAGTTGCACTGGGGTCAATACCTGCATTCTCGTATAGAAACCTGTCCTGATCGACGAAATGTGGTTTTTTGAACACCCTAGCCATTTAAAGAGCCAAAAGTGATGAGAACCTGGCTCTTTTCCCCAAGACATCACCTCCTTCCGAAAATGTGACCAAAATTTTAATGCAAGCATGTGCCGTAGCACAGTTGCGATTGCTGGTCATGGGGTCGATGGTATAGGAGGTGAGGTCGT